AAAACGCAAAATGGTAAAACTTTTGCTATCTACAAGTTAAAAAACCACTAAATCAACATAAACCCTTTAAATTTACGTTCTAAAGGGTTTTTTTACGTCTAGAGTACAAACATATACCTTTATAGTCTTAATTGATTCAGTAAGCGTTTATAGAACGATTTTTTCTACTTTTTTTACAACACCAAGAGGTATGATGTTTCTATCGCCAAAGTAACCATCATTTGAGTAACTCGCAAAAGTGTAAATATATTTTTTATCTTTTTTTAGAATAAATGCGTATGTGATAATTGTTGCGCATTTCATTTTGTTGAAATCGTCCAAAGAACCAATAGCAGAATCACCAACTATATCTTGCCAAGTAATTTTATGTAAAAAATAAGTTTTAGTATCTACTATTACTTTGTTTGCGTTTTTTCTTTTTTCGTTTTGCACCTTTTTTTCGCCTACGTGGTTTTTGTTTGTTAACCAAAACTGAAAGGGTTCCAGAAGTTGTAATACCACTCATCTCCCTGTTTTCCTCATGGCGATTTTATGAGCTCTTGAAAAAGAAGCGCCCTTTTTCATTGCACTAGCCATTGACCTCATGTGCTTAAGTGTGTGATGTTTTGCATGGCTACGCATTGTTTTTTTTTGTCTAGGTTTTAAATCTTTGACAATATTTTTAATGGACGCTACTTTAACCATTATTTTTTCTTTTTTTTCTTTTTTTTCTTCTTTTTCTTTTTCATCATCATAGGTCTAGAAGGTGACCCATATCCAACACCTTTTGGCATTTTATTTACCTTTCTTTTGTTTTTTTAATATTGCCATTTGTAGAGCTTTAGGCAATTTTTTTTGTTTACTTGTTAAACCAGTTTTTTTTGCTTTTTTCTTTGCCATATCTAATGCATGACAAAGCTATGAATCAATAAAACTGCTATTACTATAATTACGGCTTGAACCCACCATTTCAAAGAAACGAATTGATCCCACCATTTTTCTAATCTTTGCTTCATTTTGTAAGCCCCTTTGCTTTTTCAAAACTTCTTAAACCCCCAAGACCTAAAATTCCTAAGACTAAAGGCATCAGTTGACCAAGATCTAAGACAACCCAATCTATCTTAACATTGAACATTTGTAAAATCATATCTAGTATTGGTTGAAAAAGGTAAACATAACCAATACTTAACCCAGAAATCCAACCTAAAAATGGACGCCAACCAGCAACAAATATTGATTTGTGTCCAGCTTCAATTTTATTTATGTCTAATTGTTTTTCTTTCAATTTTGCATCAATCTCTTTCATTTGAAGTTTGAGCTTTTCTTTTTCTTCCCCACTGAAATGTAAATCGTCTATGACATTTCCTACTGTTTTTAATGTATCGCCACCAAATATTTTACCAAGCATTATAACCTCCCATCATCTTTCATGTGTTTACTTACTTTTAACATTTTACTTCGCAAATCATTATCTTTGTATTTTTTTCTTGTTTCCAAAATGAACTGTTTTTCTTCATATGTTGTAATTCTTTTACGACACTTTCTTAAGTCAATTTTTTCATCTTTTGACTTAATCTGTGCGCCCTCGCTGGTGTGTGTTTCTTTGCCCATACGCTGTCTAACATTTCTAAATGAGCCGTATAATAATCTTTTTTTGACAATGCTTCAAACATCTTCTTAAATTTCATTACTTTTGGTTTTCCTAATTGAAAACACATTTCAATCAAAATCTCAACACACTCATAAGAATCTATATTATGACTTTTTGCTAAACTTACAGCGTCTTGATATGCAATTTGAAAATCATATTCAAAAACTTTATCTAATTCTTTGACACTATATTTTACTCCTTCTTTAAATTTATCAGTTGGCAAAACTAAATGTCCATATCCTATAGTAGCAAAACCCAAATGATCACGATACATACTATTACGAAAACCCTCGTCTTGTTTTATTTCTTCTTTGATTAATTCTAAATTCATTCTGTTCCTCCATAACTTTCATTTAATATTCTTTCTTCTTCTTTTAATTCATGTTTGATTTTTTCTAAATAAACTATGCTGTCCATAAGTTCCTCTTGTGTATCTTCAATCCATTGAATCAAAGGTTTATCAGCGTCAATAATTTCATTACCAAATTTTTTTATTCCAGCATTACTGCGTACAGCAAACCTATTTATTATCTTTTGAACTAGCTTGTCTTTCGCTTTCATACTTGTCTTTTAACTCAATCATTGAAATAAAATTGTGGCTTTGAATATGTCCGTCAGATACCATGAGTTGAGTTATACCATATGACCACCCATTTGTATTATTTTTTGCATATTCCTCAATATGGCCATAATTCATGCAAGTTCCAACGTTCACTATTTTGACATAATTACCTCTACCCAATTTACTTGCTCTCCATGATCTTTCTCTATGGCTATGACCAAATACAATGTCATGAGTAGCATTGTTTGATATTTGACTAGCTTCTGCCATTTTACCTCCTATTTCTCTTCCCATTTCATTCATAGGAACATGAACAAAAGCAACACCTTTTACGAAGTAAAAATCGCCATATTCAGATATACCCCAACCACGACTACGCCATAATGTTTCATATTGTTGAGAAAAAGCACCAACAACTTCTCTATGTTCATTTTCATAACGATATAATCTTAGCTCATGATTACCTAAACAATAATGTTTGTATGGATTAATATTACCCATGCCTTGATGTAATAATTCTAAACACTCTTTAGTTGCGTTTATATCTGCAAGTATATTTGGTTTCTTTGCTCCTTTGACTGTCCAATTTTTATCAAATGTACCAACGCTATCAAATGAACAAAAATCGCCAATACAAACAACATAGTCTGGGTTGTAATCTCTTATTTGTCTGCCAATCCAATAAAATCTATCATGGTTTTCATCTGGACTACAATGTGCGTCTGGTATTACAAATATTTTTGTTGGCTGTGAAAACGTTGTTTTTTGTGCTGGTATTCTTACAATTGGTTTTTTATATTCTTCAATTACCAGCTGTGGCTTTACTTCTTTGTATCTATGCCACTCAATAGTCCAATGTGAACTTTGTAATGCAAGTTTTTCAATTTTTTGTATCTTACGCTCTAATGATGTTCTTGGGATATTTGTTACTTCCTCAACAACTTTTTTAGCTCCTTTTGGGTTATGAGGTCCACCTTTGCCAAGAGGTGGGTATCCTTTATCAAGAGCTTCGTGTAATTTTTCTTGGATTAACTTAAGCTCGTCCCACTCTTTATCATCCATCAGCCAAACATACGCAATATCCACGCCACAAACTGCGTAGCCACCATAAATCCAATTGCCCAAAGTATGTAATTTAGGCGATCTATGTCTTTTTGCATGTGTTTCAAATGATTGTTTTCTAACAAATCTAACTTGTTGTAAATGTGGAGGATATGCTCTTTTGTAGTTTTAGGTTGTAATTTGTTCATCTTTTAAGCATTTCATAAATAAACTAATTTGTTTTTGTTTTAAGTCACGATCAACTGTTTCTACTATATCATCTATAGTCATATCGCAAGTATCATAATCTGCAAAAGCAACTGGTATTTTACCACCATAAATACAAAAAGGTTGCAAAGGAATATTTATAATGCAGATTATTGTATAAATGTACCACATTACATATTGCTTAATGGATTTTCCAAAGCGTTTTTTATTCTTTTATCTATTTTTTCTTCAAGCTCACTCATGGATGATTGAATCTTATCCTCTAATTTTGTCATGTCTTCCTCAATGCCCTCAATGGTATATTTTAAGTCCGAGCTATTTTCTCTTTGGTCTGTCTTAACTTGTTGCTCAACATCATTAACTATTTTTTCAATACGTCTTACATCTTGTCGTAAATCATTTTTTAATTCATTGGCGACATCACTGACAAGTTGTACTTCTTGAATTATCATTGATATTTCCTGTGTTAACATTTCACTTGATTGATCTAACAATTCTAAACGTTTATCAAACCCAGATAAATCTGGCGCAGAATAGCTTTGTATTTTATCTTTCATGTCAAGATAATCTTTGTAAAACTCAAAACCACCCCATAAACCACCAGCTAAAGTTGTTAATGCAGTAATAATGACAAATATTTTGCCACCTTTAAATTTAACTCCTGCGAATTCCATTTCTGCCATAATTACTCCAATTCCATCTGCCATTGGCTGTCAATCATATCACTCATAAGTCCGTCACTACCAGCAAATAAAAAATAACTAGCAATATTATTATCACTAATAACTGTGTCTGGTAAAGTAACATCTGTAAAAAAGTCAACACGATCATTTAGAGCTTGTTGTGTTTCAAAAAAAGTCTTAGTATTTCCTAATACTTGCATAACAACCAATGTTTTAGTTTGAGAAACGTCATCATATCTTTTTTTGTCATCAATTTTTTTCATAATTTTTTTTACGGCTTTTTCTTTTGATGTTGTTTTCTTTGCTATCTTACTTTCTTTATTTTCTGTTTCTTTTTCTTGGTTTTCTTCTTGTTCTTTTGATTGGTCTTGTTCAGTTGATTCCTCGCTTGTTTCGTTTGTTTTTTGTTTTGTTTCTGTTGGTTGCTCCTCTTGTTTGTCTTCTGCTTCTTCTATATCTTCTGTCGCCGTTTCCTCAATCTCTGATTGTATTTCTGCTTCAACCTCTATTTCTATTTCGTTAATTTCTACCTCAATTTCTGCAATTTCTATTTCTTCAATTTCAATCTCAACAGAATCATAAGTTGGCTCGTCTATAACTATTGGCTCTAAATCAAAACCCTCGTCAGTTTCAATGGGTTGATTGCTTTCAAAAACATCTTCAACAACATCAATAATATCTTCTGGAGCGTCAATATTAAAAGCAATAAACATTTCAACACTTGTTATGGATTGCTGGACAATGGTATTGATAACGTTATACAAAACGTTAACGGATACATCATCGAACAAGGGTCCGATTGCTAGATTAATATCTCTACCTCCCACTTCAATAATGATTGTTGTAATACTTCCAGAAAAATCAAAGCCACTTTCATAAGTTTGATAGCCACTATTTGTGCCACTAGCACTTAATATATCTGTGCCACTAAATACGTTTGTTTGCCCATTTTTGCCTGTAATGTGCATATAAATTGAGTCTTCTTTATCTTGTTTATCTACTTTAATAGAATAGTTGGTACGACCACCATTTTTTATATTTAATTCGCTTATATCAATAGTATTTATAAACGTTGTTCCCATACCCTCTACGCCCATAGTAGATGTTGAGTTGCCACTACCAGTGATTTGAGCGCACTTATCAGTTCCTAAATTGTAACAGCCAGAGCCACTTGGCATATTTGCAGGTCCTTGACCTCCCCAATCAATGTCCATATCGCCCTCTTTTGAACTGACAACATAATCATTATCGCCATCAAGCAAATCGTTTGAATCTTCGTTGGTGACAGTTGTTGTGGTGGTTGTTGTTTCTGTCGTAGTTGTAATTGTTATTCCGTCAGCTCCGTACTCAATTTCTTCTGTAATTACTTCGTCAATGATTTTTTCAACGGTAGGAGTACAAAGTCCAATAGTATCTGTTGAGCAATCAACAGCTTTACTAGAAAAAGATAGGGAAACCGATATACAAAGCCATAGCAGAAAAAACAAATTTATAAAATTCATTATCTTTTACTTCCTTTACTTTTTTTTCAATACGTTCTTTATCTGCAAAAACTAAACTACCATCTGGAACCATATGAGGATTATCAATCCAACCTTGCTTTGCTTCTGTTCCAATTTTTGCGTCATAAGGACAGTAAGTGCCAGCAAACCACATAGCGTCAAATACTCTATGATCTGTGCAAAGTGTTGAAACTGCCGCGACTTTCATGCCCATACCATAAAGACTACGAGCAAGTTTAATCCTTTCGCAGTTTTCGTCAGTTATTGTGATACCACTTGCAATCCCAAGTATTTGAGTCTGCACGGCTCCACTCGTTGCTGTTTTACATATATCACTATTGTTAACAACCACGCTTGGAGCATTTGCAGTGGGAGGAGCTTTATCTGTTACTACTGTTGATGAAACTGTATTTGTGTCTGCGTATGAATAATTAAATATTACTAGGATAGTAAAAAAAACAAGAAATAGAATATTTTTCATTCCCCACAATTACACTCTTGTTCTTTAAAATTACAATCGCAAGGTTTCACAGTTTATCCATTTCTTGTTTAACTTTTGTCCATGTTATTTCTGAATGAGGATTTGTATTGGTTGTAATTGCTTGTCCATCATTATTAGTATTAATAACCCATTCCATTTTTGTATTAAATTGATTTTCATTTATGTCTGTTCCTCGCCAAATATACTGAACATCATTTTTTAAATTTCTTAATGCTTGAATAAATTTAATATTTTTTTGATTATCCATTACGCACCTATTTCTGTTAAAATCATCAAACCTTTACCATTCCAATTAATGTCTATTGCACTTGTACTTACAAGCTTTCCCTCACAATAATATTCTGTACTTGATGTTGTACTTGGAGAGTCTTTATAATTGAAATATGCTAATTCTCTGCAACCTTGTGATTGCGTATACAGAATTGCGTCATACATTGTGTAAATATTAGTTCCTCCAGAGCCACCTCTTTTAACTCTTAAATCACTAATATAACTTCCTGTGTCAGATGCATTTTTGTGTGTAGGACAATAATATTCAACAATTATAGAACTACTTGAACTTGTTGGAGTAATACTTGCAGTAGCATATTGTTTAAAACTTGTTGTATTATCTGTAAATTGACCAAAAGTTGCTCTAACTTCTTGTAAAACTTTACCACCACCAGCACCAGAAACCGAACCTGTGAACGCAAAAGTATCATCTAGCTTTAGTCCTCTTGCTCTAGTTTTAATTAATGCCATTATTCACTCCAAACACTATGGGTTAGATTTCCGTCATCATCTCTTGCCAACAATTCATCATACTCACTTTCAGTTGTATATGTACTAGGAATATTACGCAATCCTTGTCGCCAATTTTTAAATGATGTTGAAAGATTTGAACCTTGTTCTTTTGCACTAGTAACTTTCCAATCAGTTTCATTAAGTTTTTGGTTTCTTATTCTTCTAATTTGTGAAAGTTTTCTTGCTGGTTTTTCTGCATCAAAAATTGCCATTTGATCATCATATGCTTTTTGCTCATCAGCAGTCATGTCTCTTTCTACTCCATTAAATAATATTTTACCCATTATATTACCAACCCATAAACGACATAATACATACTGTCTAAGTTCCCTGTGTTAGTTAAAAATCTAAAACCTGTAACTGCTGTAGCTGAGTTCCATTCGGCACTACCTGTTCCAACAACAGTATAATTTCCTGTTCTTCTTCCACCTGTATGGTAATTAAATCTTGTTTTTAAAGTTGTTCCAGTTGGATTATAAATAGTTCCCTCTAAAGCAAACTGTTCATCATTGTCTTGCCTAATATCTTCTCCAATCAAATTGATGTAGGTTGCTACACCACCATTATTAGAGCCGCCATTACTTGAATTATATCCACTAATTGCATAGTGATAAGCATTACTTCCAGCTTGTTCAGTAGATGAGCCTGTGAGCCATCTCATATAAAGAGCAGTATCTGAAGCTGTATTTACATCATAAATAAATAATTTATAAATTTTATATGTAGAAGTAAAACAACCAGCAACATCAACATAATTTACACTTCCACTTGTTGTATTACCAGAAGCTACTTTGACTAAACTCCCACTTGCCTCAGCAAATTCTAATTGACCTGTAGCAGTAGCACCACTTCCTGTTATACTTTTCACTTTTATAAATTTATCAGCAGTAACATTATTGTCTGGCATTTTTAATTTATATGATTGCCCTGCCGAATGATCTGGCGAAATTAAC